TCCAATATACCGCCCATTTGCAATTTTCAAGCCATTTAAGCCACTTTTTTTGATTGTCCGTAGGTTTATTATATTTATATTTTAATTCTACCGCAAAACCGCTAAAATGTGCGTTTGGTGTAAAAATAAGCAAATCCGGTATTCCAGGCTTCGCGCCCAAATACTTCATTTTGTATTGTTCGAACTTTGTTCTTTTGCCCTCATTCATTGGGTGCGTAAATATGGCGTTTGGGTATTGCATTTGCAAATAATTAATAATTGCACGTTGCAATTTATCCTCGCCGCCCAAATATTTTTCGTAAGGGTTCGCCATTACACAATTGCGTTGTCTAATGTTTCAATAATATTTCGCAATTCAGCCTTTTCAAACGTTCCGCTTAATTCGTGTTTATACGTTTTAAATGACAATTCGAAATGGTCTTTTTTAACCTCTTTTATTTTAATTTTAATTTGCATTTTATTTTAATTTTAATTTTTTAATTTCATTTTTTAAAATGTCGTTTTCAATTACTAAACAATTGTATTTGTAAAGCATTGATTCAGCAGTTAATTTTTCTGTTTTAAATTCAGATAAAACCGCGATTTTTAAACTCTCGAAATCCGCTTTAAAAAATTCGTCAAACCTCAACCAATCATTAAAGTTTTTTAAACCATAAACAACCGACGCGTGATCGCGATTGACCGCCTCGCCGATTTTTTTTACTGATTTTTTACTCGTATGTCTTGCGAGCCAAAAGAATGCACCGCGCGCCATTACAAATTCACGTTCGCGAGTATCTTTTTTTATATCACAATTAAAATGTTTATTTACTTTTTTTATTAAATATTCTAATTCCATTTTTTTAAATTACAAAATTAAACTCCCGTCGTCGTGAAAATCATTCCAAATGTAACCGGAAACAATGCCGGTTTCACAATAAATTTTCCAATCGGCAAACGCACGTTTCCACGCTTTACGCCCTTGTTCAATCATTTCGTCGCTTAACGTGTAAACCTCAACCGAAAACGGATAATTCGTTTCAACGGCAATGAATTTAAAATTTTCAATGCCTAACATATCACAATAGAACGCCGCTTGTAAATGATAGCCGTATTTGTAAACATCACGACGAAACGCCATTGGCGCGTTGTCCTGGCACGTTTTGACGTCCGAAATAAAGTTTTCAACGCGGTTTAAACAATCCGGCCGAACGCGTACGTCCAAACCTTCGTGTTTTAAATAATGCGACAATTCGATTTCGCCTTTGCAATATTTTTGTGCTAAATCGTGATTTCTGAAATTGTCCAAAATTTTAGTGATTTTTTCGTGGTCATCAAACGCCACCAATTTTTTGTTTTCTGCCTTTTTTTGTTCAATGGCGAATTGTTCTTTTCCGGCTTTTGTTCGGCGGTCAATTTTTGGCATAACGTGAAACTCGTTGTAGTACAATTCCGGTTCTAACATTGCGCAATGAACCGCCGTCCCCAATGCCATTGCCGAACTTTCAAATGGCATTTGATTAATAAAATGATAAACCGATTTTTTATGTATTGATTTTAAACCGGACGCGCTAATTCCAGGCGCTGAATGATATTGTTCATTTGTGTCAAATTGTGCTTTCATTGTGTCAATTGTTTTGTGTCCTCGTTGCGGTCAATTAAAAAATAGTCGTTAATTTCTGAAATAGTCATTTCTAATTTTTCGATTTTCTTTTGCATTGCATTAATTCGCAAATACAAAAATTCAATTGTGTTTTCCATTTTCTTATGTTTTTAAATGTTTTGTAAAACTAAAAATATATTTTCAATTTACAAAATATTAACATAAAAAAAACGGCTTTCAATCTGAAAACCGCTTTCGTTTTGTTTGTCATTTTACCGATTAAAACGGCAAATCGTCGCTTGCGTCCGCCGTTTCGACGGCTTCCGGCTTAACGTATGGATCGGATAATTTAATTGAAAAAAACTTTCCTTTTGCGCCCTCTTTAACCCACGCCGCAATTTGTTGATTCGTGCCGTCTTGAAGTTTAATCGAGCCGGAATAATCCGGTTGATTTTCGCTTGTTTTGTTGGTGTTTTTAAATAAACTTCCGTTTCCGTTTTTGTGTTCGTAACTCATTTGTTTTTGTTTTTAAATATTAAACTTTTCGATTATTTGTTCGCGGTATTCTTTTTTCATTTTAAAGCCGGACAATACCTTTTCCGCTTGTTCTTTTGTAGCTTTTAACGTTGCGTTGAATTGCGCGTCCGTTAGCCATTTTTTATTGTCGCTTTCCTGGTTTTTAACGGCGTTTTGTACTTCGTTTGCTGATGCAATGGACGTGTCAATTCCAATGCCTAAATAACCCAATGCGCGGCCCAATGCCGACGTGAAACCATTTTCAACGAATGACGTTTTGTTTATATAAGACGAATCGCGGTATTCTTGCGAATGTGCCGACGCCATTTCAACGCCTTTTGTATCTGAAATCGTGACTTTAAAAATTCCCTCCTTTTCGTCAATGTGAACCAATTGTTCGCATATTTGCCAACCTTTAAATGTTGGTTCAGTTCTAAAATGCTTTAACCGCTCGTTTACGGTGATGTACTCTTTTCCTTTAATGTTAATTGTTTTCATTGTATTGTTTTTTATATATTTAAGTTTTCAGAAATACCGGTCAAATCAAATTCGGCTTTCTTTAAAATTATAACCTCGCCAATAGTAAATGTTTCCGGATTTTGTAGTCGTGATTTTAACGTTGGCATTGTGCATTGTAGTAATTCGCAAACGTCGTATCGTTTTAAATTTAAGCGCTTCATTTCGCCTTTGAAATGTGATTCAAACATTGTTTTCTTTTTTAGATTGAACCACAAAAATAAAAAATTATTTTCAAATAAAAAATATATTTACAAAAAAACCGCCGCAATTCAAAAGAAAATACGACGGCCGACAAACAAAAACAATGTCGTTTTTTAGCTTACAATAAAGTCAACGTCCACGTCGTCGTCGTTATTTGGCAAATGTGATTTTAATTTAAAAGACGCGTTTTTAACGTCGTATTTAAGGCCGTCAATAATTGTTGATTGTGGATCTGTTTCAAAACTGGTCCAATAAAACCAAACTTTATTGTGCATACATATCGGTTGAACTTTTAAATTTCTAAATGTACCCTCGTATCTTGTGACATATTCACGAAAATCGTTTGCAATATTTTGGTTTACAATGTCCGTTCTACCACGCCATAAATTCGTTGTTAAATATGTACCATAATTTTCGCGCGTTCGAAATGATGTTGGATAAATAGAGGGTTGAGATTTTCTTGTTTTAATTGCCGTTTTTGTTCCGGCGTTTGTTATTCTTGAAACAAATGTTTGTTCCGCAGTTTCCGGTATTGCTTTTTTCTGAATAACCTCCATATTGTCAAAATATGTATTTTCATAATCTGAATTTGAACAAACGGTGTTGTAAATAATAAATAACAATGTTCGTGATGTTGCAGTTCCAATAGTCAAACCGTCATCATTAATTGTTGTTTCAAACGAAATAAATTGATTTGCCGTTGTATTGTCAATTTCATTAATATAAGAACCGGAAACAAACGTTTTATCGCTATTATTCCACGACATCAAACCTGTTGTGTCGCTTGTTTGAATTGCATATTGAAACGTCGAATTTACGCTTGTAAAACCTGACGTATTAACTTTAATAAAATATTTTATTTTAAATGTAAAATCGCCATAATTAACCAATTGAGGATTAAAAACCGGTGTTACATATTTAAACGCTTGTTGTTGTCCGGTTGTTGGCGAAAATGATGTTAATTTCATTGAACGGCGCCCACGAAATGAAATTTCATCTGTTGCAATTTCAGCTGCTGGATCAATTTGTGTGTATGGTGGAATTGGTATAACTCCGGTGAACAAAATATCAAAACCAAAAGAACCATATTCAAAACCGGAATTATAAAAAGACGGTTTTGTTTGAATATATTGTCCCTCGTTTTTAACTTCTGAAATAGGTTGTAAATATTCACGCGCTAAATCATTATTTGTTGCTTTTAAATCGTTGTTATTATTATATAAAACCGGCAAACGTTCGGTTCCTAAACTTGTCGCGTCTTTGTCGTATGTTCTAAAGTCAATAAATTCTTTTTTGGTTGCATTTAATTTTGATGTTATTCGGTCACGAATACCCGTTGGAACGATGCCCGTCGATTGAACTTCATTGTAAATTTCGTCTTTGACGTAATAATCAAAGATATTTGACGCTTCGACAATATACCAACGATTGAAACTTTGGAAAATACGACAATTAAAATCAATCAATATTTTTTCCAACATTTCTTTGGCGTTGTATAAACCAAAATCGCCTTTTAATTCTGAATAACCAAACGCAAATGAAAAACCTGTCTCAAAATTTGAAGGACCAAAAAAACCGTCACTTTTAATATCTGACGCAATATAAATGTCTAAATCTAAATTTAAATATTCTAAAATTTCCTTAATACGCGTTAAATTGTCCTTTGATATTGGTTGATTATTATTGTTGTAACAAATAGGAGAATCAAAATTGTTTAATGTACCTAAACCGTCAAATGCGTTGATTGTAATACCAAACGGCGGTGTTGTTAATTTTTCTTTGTAGCGGTCAACAACTAAAAAGCCGGACCAATACGCACCCCAACGATAAAAATTGTCATCGGTTATGGCGTCCGCCACGCACGACAACGATTCAACCTCGCCGCCGTCCTCAATAACTCGATTTTGATAATATGTTGAAATTGTTTCAAAATTATTTAAAACATTGTCAACGCATTCAAAAGATTCGCACGTTCCGCCGTCGGCTTCGACGCGATCCGCAAATATTTCGCCTTGACTTTTTGCGTACGAAACAATAACTTTATATTCGCGTTCGTCGAACTTGTAAAAATCGTCATATTGAATTGTGTCCGTAACTAATAAAGACAACGTGCATTTTGAACCAATAATTGGTTTATAAAAATCGTCTGACGATTGCCACGAAATTTGAACCGGATTTGCGCCGGCTATCATTGGCAAAACGTCGCCGGTATAATCTTTTTTTAGAATTTCAACTTTTTTTCCGTTTCTTAAAACGTCCGAAAAAATTAATCGGTATTTAACGCCGTACGCCATAATTTAATTTTAATATATTCGACCGGCCGTTTCATTGGCGCGTTCTATTGCAATGAGTAAATCTTGACCGTCAACGCGAACGGAACCGGTCACGTTTACGTTTGCAGCGCCACCGGCGCCACCAATCATTCCTTGTAATTTATTTAACGGCGCGATGACTTCCGGATTTGACCGCGCGCCTGGATATTCCCCAACCAATCCCATTGTTGGACCGCTAACAATACCACCGTCCGCGAACTTTGCAAATGAACTCGAAATCAACGCGGTTGCACCGGCTATTAATGCCGGTAAAACAAAGGCCGCAGCCGGTCCAAAACTTTTTGCCGTTTCAGATGCGCCGGTTATACCGTTTGACATTGCAACCTTTAAATTATGACCTACAATTTGCAATGCGTCTTTTGCTAATGTTCCAACAAATGCGCCGGTTGCTGATGATGCACCGCCGAACGCGTTTGTGATTGCATTTCCTAAAACTCCAAATGATGATTGAACTTGACCGCTGATTTTGTTAGCCAATTCCATTGCCGTTTGCATTTCCATTGTAAACCCTAAAAAATTGACCTTTTTTTGTTCATAAACGGCGGCTTCTGCTTCTAATTGTGCCGCGTCAAATGCTGCTTGTTGTTCGGCGGTCAAAAGATTGTGTTCTGCTGCTAAAAGCCGTAATTGTTCATATTTTGCGCGTATGCGTTGAATTTCCAACGCTTTTTGTTCCTCCTCGCTTGCGTTTGTCGCGTCTGCAATTTGTTGTTTCGCGTCCAACAATTTTTGTTGTTGGTTCCGTTCTTCGTTTAATTTGTCTTCTTCAATTTGTTTTTTACGTTCTTTTTCCGCGTCGTCAATTTCTTTTACTTTTGCCGCTTTTGCAATAATTAACGCCAATCTTTGTTGTGACGATGTATTTTCGTCCTTAATTAACGCGTCATAATGTGCAATTGCGTCGGCGCGCCTTTTCTTGTACGCTTCGCGGTCATTCGTGACTAATGCCGAATTTATGTCATTTTGTAATTGTTTTAATTTGTCCGCAGCCGCTTGCGCGTCTTCCGGATTTACAATTGGCGTAATATCAACTTTTATTGGTTCTGTACCAATACCGGCGTCGGTTGTTGCAGTTTCAACCTTTTTTGATTCCAATTCCGCTTGTTGTTCCAATACGCCTTTGCGTTCTTTTAAAAGTTTTATTTCGTTTGTTAAACGTTCATTCATTGCCTTTTGCGCACTTAATGAATAACGGCGTTTTCCCTCTAATGTATCTAAATACGCTAATTCTTCTTGCGCTGCTTTTAAACGGTCGTCAATTCCTTTGGAATCTAATTTTTCAACTGACGCCGCCGTCGCTTCTTTTTGCGCCTTTGTATAATTATTTAATGCTAAAACAACCGCAGCAATCGCCGCAGCAACGGCCAAAATTGGATTTGCAATCATTGCCGTTGTCAATAATCTGAAACCGGTTGCCGCAATTCCTAAAATTGGACCTAATGCCGAAATTCCGGTCATTAATTTTCCGAATATTATAAGCAATGGACCGGCCGCGCCTAAAATACCGGTTAATGTTAAAATGATGTTTTGCGTTTGTGGCGATAAATTTTTAAATGAATCCGATAAACCTTTAATAAAATTTGACAATTTTGTAACCGCATTAACAACCGCCGGCAAAACAATTTGTCCGATTTCCATTAACGCGTTTTTCATTGTCGCCATTCCTTGAGCAAATTTAAATGACGCGGATTGTGACGTTTTTTGAAACGCTTCGTCTGTTGCACCGGTTGCCCTTGTCATTTCGTCAAACAATGCAATGTTGTCATTCATTGATGCGCCGGTTAAATCTAAAACCCCTTTCCAGGCCCTAACATTCGGCGCAATGTCTGTAAATTCTTGACCGGTTGCGTCCAAACCTTGTTTTAACATTGCCAACGTCCCCATTAAACCCTTTTCGGCTAATGTTTCTTTTAATGAATCGGACGTGAACCCCATTTTATTGAATGCGGCTTCGGCGTCTGCCGTCGGCTTTGCAATTGTTGTCAAAATGGCGTTTAATTGTGTCGCACCATTTGCGGCGTTTGTTCCGGTTTTTGACATTGCAGCCAATGCCGCGCCGACTTGATCAAACCCAACGCCCATATTTGATGCAATAGGAATGACGCCGCCCATTGCACCGGCTAATTCCGACGCTTCTAATTTTCCTAAACGAACCGCCGACGTCAAAACATCGGTTGCAGCTGTTGCACTTAAATTTTCGGCGCCATATGCGTTCATCGCTGACGTTGCCAAATCCGCAATTGTTTTTGTTTCGCCTAATCCAACGGCCGACGCTTTTAAAGACGCGTTTAAAACGTCTATTGAATCGCTTGTATTTAAACCGGCGGACTTTATAAAAAACAATGCGTCCGCAGCTTCGCCGGCACTTCTTCCGGTTTCGGTTGCCATTTTTTTAGCTTGTTGCCCTAAATATTCAACTTCTTCAGCACTTGCGCCAACCAATGATTGAATTTGCGTCATTGACTTGTCAAAATCCAATGCCAATTTTGTCGCGGCCGCACCGGCTGCAACTATTGGCAAAGTTAATTGTGTAGACATTGAACGCCCAACGCTTTGCATTTTTTTTCCGAACGCATTCATTTGTGAATTTGCGGAACTTAAAGCGTTTTTTAATTTCGACGAATCGCCGGTAATATTAATTTTTAAATTTGATTCGGCCATAAAGAATATTTTAAACAAAAATACAAAAAAAAAGACGCTTTTATTTTAGCGTCGTTTTCTTTGTCATAGATTCGGCTTTTAACTTAAACGCTTCCATTTGTTCACGCGTTGATTTTGGTTTATCACGTTCTTTTTTGCGTTTTTTATCAATCGGCAATTCAAATAATTGTTCCGGTTTTATCATTTGCGATTTCTTTTGACAATTAACGTTGTGAATCATTGTCGCCAAATATCGTGTTTGTTCCCAATGCAAATTGATATTGTTGTGATAATGTTCCGCCAACAACGCATTTTCACGCCACGTTTGCCGCCAAAAATCGTTTGGGTGTACGCCTATTAAACCAATATAATAATCGGTTAAACTTTGGAATGTTATTTCTTTGACGGCTTCGGCTTTCCCACTTCTTTTGTGTCGCCGGTTAAGCTATTGCCTAAAATTTTAGATTCCAACATTGTTTCAACAATGGCGTTTATTTTGTCCGGTTCTAAATCGTCGAGCCACGTCCCAACCTTGAAAATATTATAGTCAATTTCATTGCCTTGTTCCTGGTCATTTGCTAAAATACCGGCGTAAACTAACGCGCGTAAACCTTTGATTGAAATTCCTTTTGTGAATACGTCGCCAATTTCGTGTAATGGAACGCCCAATTGTTCCGTAAATTCGGACCAAAAATTCATTGAAAAGTGTAATGTTCTTTTTTTGCCACCGACATTGATGTCGATATAACCTTTGTGTTTGTTTGCCATTTTATTTGTTGTTTGTCGTTAATAATAAAAAAAGCCACCGCCAAAAAATGACGGCGGCCAAAATAATAAACTTTTAAATCTTTTTAATTTGTTGATTTAGTGATTGCACCGGTAATTGTGATCGAACCGCTATAAGTTACGGCCGCTTCCATTTCTGCCGACATTTCAACACTTGACAAAAACCCTTCCGCAGTATATACCGCGTCGCCGGTTTCGGCAGTTCCAAATACACACGTCAATTGAGTACGCGCCAATAAGTAATCGGCCATTTCAATTGCGTTTGCGGTGTCATCATAGGCAACTAAACCTTCGAATGATATTTCGCCACCTTTTACGCCGCCAATATATTCGGAAAATCCGTTTGAATCTTTTGTTGTTGCTTCCGGTGTGTCCATTGACAAAGACATTGAACAACTTGTTGTGTGTCCTACTGTTGTCCCCTCAACCGTTAAAATTAAATTTGTTCCGTTAAAAACTCCCGTTGTAGCCATATTTTTTTGTTTTAAAGTTTATTAAATTTTTTGTAAATATACGAATTATTTATTTTATTCTTTCGTGATATAATTAACTCCGGCGAACTGATGAACGCCCTCGTCTTGTATTGTTATTTCGTACGCGGACCAATCCGCAATTGCTGAATCGTTTTCATCACGCCAAAAAACGTCAACGCAAAATTTATCGTATAAAACCGGTGGTGTGATTTCGTTTAAATCGTCGTCATATTCGCCGGCCGTTACAACAAAATAACCAATTTTAACAATGGCGTTTTTATGTGTTGGAAATTCGTTTCCGTCGTCGTCGGTTTCAACGCCTAAATTTCTAATTAGTGAATCAACAATTGATTCATTTTCAAATTCGTATTTTTTAACTATATGCGCCATAATTATAATGTTGTTAATTCTGTTAATTCTGTATTAGTTAGTGTATAATCATATACTCTAAAATCGTCGATACTGTTTCGTGTGCCGGTATCACTTGCAATTCTAAATTGCCCTAAACTAATATCATTATGGTCAAAAGGTATAGATGTACCGCTTGTTATATCTGCTAATTCTGTTCCATTTACATATAATTTATATGATGTATCATTAACATAAGAAATAGCTATTTTTAAAGTATCCCCTATTGAATAGCTAAAAGAATAATAATCACTATCATTATTTGAAGCATCTCGCCTTAAAACCCCTATTTGTGAAGATGACGTAAATTGAATAGATAAATATTTATTACTTGCAAGGCTATCAATAAGACTAAAAGCAACATTTGAGAAATTATCTACTTTTGCCTTTGCATAAACTGTAAAAGGATAATCTGTAAATAACGTTTGGTTTAATAAGTGGCAATTATCTTTTTGTCGTGTGATTTGTCCGCTTGTGGTTTTTATATATGACGAAACATAATCGCCTTGTTCAACTTGCGCACCCCATAAATAGAATTGATCGCCGCCATAGTCTATTAAACCATAACCAATATTTTTAGTGCCTGTTGAAGTACAACTATAAATCGCTGAACACCTGTACCAACCATTACCATAGTTTTCTATATCTTGACTGATTAAACTGCCACTAACACCACTTAAAGTTCCATTTTGTATATCAAAAGTTGCAGTTCCAAATTCTGTAAAATTTTGTATTACAAAAGTTGTAACATTTATTGGTTTTACAAAAATAGAAATTGCATAATTTAAACCACTTGTAAAAGAATTTCCGTCATAAACATAAGAAGTTCCTGTGCCATCACCTGTTAATTTATCTGCGGTCAATTCCCCATTTGGAGAAATCGCATTATTAGCGGTTATTGTTGTCCTTGTTTTAACCCAAAAACCACTGTTAAATTCTTCACTTGTAACTTGTAAATTTGTTCTTTGTGGCTCTAAAAGTAATGTTGGACAACCACCGCCGAAATGATCTATTCGTGGAATATTTGTTCCTACCGTTTCAATTAAGCCTCCAGGATTAACCCTTGACGCGTCGCCGCTTCGTGTATAATCGAAATCGCCGTCGCCGTCTGTTGGAAATACTGAATAAACTTTTGATGTTTTATATCCGGTTGGAATTAACAATAATTTTGCGTCGTCTGCTAATGACATATAAATTTGTTTTTAGCAAAAATACAAAATTTAAAAAAGATATTTAACGGCCTTGACCTCGATATTTTTTTTTGTAGTTTTTAGACGTTTTAATTGACGAACTTTTGCTTTTTGAATGTACGCCTTTTCGTTTCTTTTTAACGCGTTTAAAATCTTTAATGTTGATTTGTTTTTTTGCCATTATTTTTTCCAGGATTTAACAATCTTTTCGGCTGATCTCGCGCCGAAATAACCGCCGTAAACTAATAATAAAAGACTTGACAATAAATCAATCCATTGTGGCGCAATATTAAAACCACCAATTGACGAATCCAAAATAATATATATAAACAACGTCAATGTTAAAAAAGCCAATACCATTGGCCGAATGTTTTTTGTTAAAAACGAATCCGTCGCATTGTCTGACGTCCAACGTTTTGTGACTTCTTGCATTTCTATAACGTCAAACTCTAATTCCGCCAACAACATTTGTTTGTCAATTTCTGACAATTGGCCGTCATTTTTTATTTTATCACTTAACAAATTTAAACTTTCAATTCCGGTAATGTTGCCGGCAATGTCTAACAATTCCGGCGCAACTTTTTTCCCTTTGGAAACCAACCAACGCAATGCGTCGCCAACGCGCGTTGTTCCGTTTCTGTCTTTATACGATTGCTTTGCCATAATATTATTTTTTGGTATAATCCCAACGCGCCGAATAATCGCGAATGTCTAAATGTGTGAATGTATTGTATTTTCCAATTCCGCCGAAATTGATTTGGCCCAATACGACCATTTCGCAAACCAATTCGTGAACTTCGTTTGGCGTCATTCCGTCAATTACAATGTCCGCCGCTTGACCTTTTTTGTGTCTTGAATTTTTTGAACCTTTGACAATATTGTCATTGTAATTTTCGCACCTATAACCGGAATTTATTCTAATTGGTTTTTGGACTTTGTCACGCAAAATTTGCAATTGGTCCACCAATTTAATTAAATTGTTTTTTACGTCGGCGCTAATTTTACAATCGCCGCATTTACATTCAAATTCGTTTATTTTAAAATTTTTAGTCATATTTTTTAATTTTCGTTAATACAACCTTCTAATTCTTTAACCTTCAATTTTAAATTATCTAAATCAACCATTGTTTTTTCCTGGTATTTTTCAATGTAAATCAAACGCAAATTTTGTTCGGCGTCGTCCGGCAATGCGCCCATTTCGCCACGCGGCCATTTAATACGAAATTCACTGTTCATTTCTAATTCGGTAGACATTCGCATTAAATTAATGTTCATTTGTTGAATTTTAGCTATTAAAGTGAAATAAACGCCGGCGATTGATAAAATACCAAAACAAATTGCAATAATTGTTTTTATATTAATTTTAAATTGTGTGTTTTCATCAATTTTTGTCATTGTCTTTATTCTTATTCAAATAATACCAACGTTGTGCGGTGTAACCTATTGAAACCGCTAAAAGTAATATTTTTAAAATTTCGTCAATTGCAGTAAACGAAACCATAAACGAAAATGTGTTCAATACATATAGTTTAAAATCATTCATTTTTTAGAAACTTAAAACTGTTATTAAAAATCCGTTTACTTTTAATATTCCGCTTGCGCTTGCTTGAAACTGAATTTTTGCGTCCGATGTCTGAATATTGGAATCCGTATAAAATTGCATTGTATTAACAAAATGATGTGCGCCGTGTACCGAACCCAAATCCGAATGTAAAAAATGCAATTCTTTTGAAATATCCGGAAAATATATTCTCGCGTCAACGTGTTGATTTGACGATCCGGCCGTATATTCAAAATCTGTTCTAACTACAACAATTTTTCCGTTTGGCACTTCGTCCAAATCAATTGTATTTGTCGCGGTGTCCCATAAATCGCCACTAACATAAGAGGGTTTATAAGTCGTTAATGTACCGGCGCCGGCTTTGTCGTTTGTTAAATCGGTCCAGGTGTCCGCTAAAATATTTATTGGCGTTGTTGCCGTTGTTGCATCTTCATAAAACGCAAAACCGCCCAACGTGTCGTAAATGTCATTGACTGACGTTTTTATTTCGTTTAAATCGGCGGCGGTCACTTTATTAATCGCCGGCAATACTGATGTTTGATTGTCTGTTTTATTTGAATAGGTTATTTTGGCCATTGGTTATTTTTTAAGATTGTAATTCGTTTTGCAATTCGCTTTGTAAACCGCCCACCGCGTCGATTTGTTCAATTTTATTTGACAATTCAATAATGGCGCGATAATATGTAAAGTCTTTTAAATCATCTTCTAAATATTTGACGCCCTCGTTTACGCTTGTATAAACATTAAAACCGTTTGCGGTCAAATCAATGTAATTTGCTGAACGTGTACGCAATTGTTCCAAACATTGTGAAACCATTAAATTGCAATCTAATTCGCCGCCGTCGTCACTTGCAAATCGTGTCACGCATTCAATCCTTGTTATTGTTTCAATATTAAATGAACTTTGGTTTTGGTCCGTTTCGTCATTTGAAACTGAATAAACGCGGACAAATGGATAACTTGCGTTTGTTGGAACGCGTCCATAAATCGGAACGTTCGAACCGTCAATTGTAACGTTGCCGTTTAATTTTGCAATGATTGCTTTGCGTACAAAATGGATAGCTTCTAACATTATTTAATTGCTTTTTGTATTTCGCCATTTAGACGATTTAATAAATTTTTAAATCCTATTCGCGCCGAACTAAAAAAGAACGGACGCGCCGGCAAATTAACATCTCGAATGCCTTTGCCTTTAAATTGTGCCGCGTAACTTTCCGGAATACCCAATTCAACCATATCGGTTAAATCAACAGAACCACCGGTTCCAAATTCAACATAGGGCGCGTAATTTGCAGCCGCCACAACATTAACGGATTTTCCGCTTCGTTGTGTACTAATGGATTGTTTTAATGCGCCTTTGTCAACCGGCGCCGCACGTTTTGCTAAACGTACTATTTCCAAACCGGTTTTTCCCAACTCATTGGACAATGTTTTGGATTCGAACGCACGCATTTTATCTAACTTATTTTTAAGTTTTAACAAATCGTTTTGGTTTATTTTAATGTTTACGTTCATTTATTCCGATTTTGTCGCCAATAGTTTTGTATAAAAATCCAAATCAAATTCGAATTTATTGTTTATTCTAAATTTTTGCGTTTGATTTTCCAATGTGAAAATGTCGCCTAACTGAATTAAATCCGCCGTATTTTTACGCATTGTAATTTCAACCTGGACGTCTTGTTCACGTTTACCAAATTTGTCGTTTATTTCGCCTTTAATTTCTGTTAAATGGCACCAAACCGTTGCAACCTCCGACAATGTCGAATTAAAACCCCCAAATTCGTCGGCGGTTTTTGTTAAACGTTTGATTGTTATTTTAGAATTTAATTTTCCGGCGTTCATTATATAAACATTGATTTATAAGACGTTAAAATTTGTTTTGTTGTCGTTGGTATTTCTGAAATTGAACCGCTTACAAAATCGCTTCTATTGTCGTAATACGTTGATATTAATTGCAACATCGCTTGTTTAATCAACGCGTCATCAATTCCGGTTGTTATATATGTTATTTTTACGCGTTCCGCCGGTCCTTGATCTAATTCAATGGTTTCATTATCCAATCCCAAAATTTCAAAATTGGTTGTTGCGGTTCCGTCAATGGTTATTTCCTCAACGCTTGCAATTGGACCAAATGGCAAATCAAAAATTCCGTTGGTTGCGTCAATGTAATACGTTCGATTTTTAGGCACAATGTCGCGCGAAATATAGTTTTCGCACCAAATACGCGCTTGCGTAATCATTGCGGAAATAATATTGTCGTCGGCGGACGTATCAATTCGAACGTAATCTTTAACATTTTGACCGGTCAATAATTCATTGCCGGTTGTTGAATTAATCTTAATTTGTCGCATCGTCTTTTATTTCAATATATTCAACCTTTAATTCTTTGGTTTCAAATTTTTCTTTGTTTTGCTTTTTGCTAACTTTTGACGCAAAACCTTTGGCAATCCAATTTTGTGCGATGTTGTCTGGCAACTCTATTTTGTCGCCTTCATTATAACGTTTACCACCTCGCAAAATTGATTGTTTGATTTTTAATTGCATAACCTTTAATTTTTTGTAAAGATAAAAAAAAAGCGCCACATTAATTTGTGACGCCTTTTCAGAAGAATAGAAAACAATAATGAAAACTTACATTGATGCAAAGTTATTAAAAAATTTTGAATATTTTTCCAATCCAACCGTAAATGATTGAATTTTGCCGTCGTTTTTGAAAATAAAAAAACCTTTGCGTTCTGCTGAATAAACCGCGAAAAAATCCACGTCCTTTTTTTCATATTTGTTTTGATTTCGACAAACCAATTGAATGCGGTTGCGCGTTCGGTTATTTTCGTTAATGCCTTTAATTTGTACTTTAAATAAACCGTTCGGCGAATCAACAATGCAGTCATAAGGCGACGAATGTAACAACGGAAAAGAAACCAACAAACCATTTTCCATTGCTTTTGCAGCGAATAAATATTCAGTATAACAACCAAAAACGTTTGCGTTCATAACGTAAAGTTATAAAAAAAAGCCGACCAAATTAATGACCGACTTTTTAACACAAACCAATAAAATTAAATTATGAAATTTAATTGTCGTTAGCCAATGCGACGCACATTGATAAAATTAATAAAAATATCGCCGTTGGCAATTCGTTGTAAACCATTATTTGACGCAGCGCAAACACTCCAAATAATAATGTTAAGAAAAATTTAATAAATTTTTGTTTCATAATGTTACATTTGATCGGCTTCAAAGCACGCGTTTGAACAAATTCCGGCGTCCTCAAACATTGGAACGCCACAAACCGCGCATTCAAATTCCGGTTCGTCGCCTGGTATATAATCTAATCCCCACATAATTAAAAATTTTTGATGTCTATTTTATTTGTTAAATGATATATTTCGCGTTCTAAATAGTCGAGCGCCTTTTCTAAATCTTGAATTTCGTTGTCTTTTTTTCCGGCGCGAACAACGTATTTTAAAACGTTGCCACGATTAAAGTTTAATTCATATGACGCAATGACGTCAATTAAATCGTGTTTTAAGCCGTTATCGTAATGATTTGGTACTTTGCTCATCTTTTTATGTTTAAGTAGCTTAAAACGCTTGAAATCCACGTTTCAATTGTATTGTCGTCATTATGCTTTCGCATTTCGTCTTGTGTGTACACGTTGACGCGGTTGCCGTCGTGTATGATAGTTAATCCGGTTTTTGTTTTCATGATGTTTTTTGTTTTAATTCTTTTATTTTTTTTCTCGTTTCTAATTGTTGTTTACTATTGGGGATTTGGTTTAATGCTTTATTAATAAGTTTCAATAATTCTAAATTCATTGTTCTAAAATTATGGCGCGCCGAAACGCGCCGGTTAATGTTTTTATAAATTCAACGCTTCTTCATAAGAAATAAAAATTCCTTTTTCTTCTAACATCATCATTGCCAATCTTGCAAAAGTGTGTTTTTGTAAACTTTGTGATAATTGTATCATTTCGTTTCTTAATCTGTTGTCTGTAATTTCTTGAATTTTCATAATTTTTGTTTTTTATTGTTTTTGTTGATACAAATATATAACACATTTTATAATTAAAAAAATTTTTTCAGTTTTTTTTTAAAGTTTTTTTTGTTTTTTTTTACGTTCTTATCTGTTGGGCGCCTAAAAATAAAGCATAAAAAAAAGGCCCGGAAATTAATTCCAGGCCTTTAAATTGGTTGATTAAACCTTTATTATGGTGTTTCTAATGCTGCTTTCGCAGTAGTAAAGTCACCGGTAACAAACGCATTTGGTAAATAGTTTGTTAAAGCTACTCTTTCGCTTACTCTTACAGTTACGAAACCGTCACGAACGTTTGTTCCGTCCTCGCGGAAGAACTCAACGTTAATTCCGTCACGCACCCATAATTGAGTACCAACGCCAAAGTTTCCAATTAAGAAATCGCCGGCCGGAATAGCAGTATTTAATACAACTTTCACGCCCATAAATACCGGTTGAAGACCGTTGTAAACTTGATCTTTAAGGTAATTATTTTGCGTATCTTTTAATAATAGGATTTTATGGAAATCTGACGGGTTCAATAAGATTGTGTCCGCATTGTAGTTAGCCGCAGCCAATTGGTTAAGCGCTGCAACAATAACGTCAAAATCATTTGCGTTGTCAACAGAATTGGCCAAATCGCCGGCAGCGAATGCCGTTGCGTCTGTTATGATTCCGCTTAATTGCGCACCGGAACCGGTACCGCTCAAAATTTGTGTGTCCTCAACTTCCAATAGTTTTTCCGGCGCACGCGCTGAAAGATAAGAAGTTAATTGAGGTGTGTCTGCCAACATTTCTTCAGAAATACGGAAATATGTTCCGATTTTTCTAACGTTAGCATCTGCAGCCGTCATATCGAAATCTGATTGTGTCAATGTTGTACCTTCAGCCGTTGCCGCAGCTCCGTTTGAATATCCGCTTTCTTTTACGAAACGAACAACATCTGATTGTGTTGAACCTTGCGCCAACAATTGACGAATGTGTGTTGGACGTGTTGGATCGAATTTGTATCCTGGTACTCTGTCCGCCGGAATAACTTCTCCGGTAAAATCGGCGCCGGTAGTCATATCGGCTTTGATTTCAAATGATGCGCTTCTTGAATTTCCTTTTGAAAGGTTTTCAATCGCGCCACCCTCAAACGCTTCACTTAAAGCGCTTTTGAATGTCATTCTTTTTTTGCTTTCGAATTGCTTTTTGTTAGCCACTTCGATTGCGTCTAAACGCTCATTTAATTTAGTCGCCATTTCTGAAACTTCAGATTTAACGATTTCGTTTGCCTTAACAACAACGTTTTCAACAACTTCATTGTTAGACTTTTCGATTTTTGAATCAATGGCGCTATTAAATTGGTCCAATTGATTTTTTAGATTCTCTTCCATTTTTTAATTTTTTAAGGAATTTATTAAATAATTTATTACATCGGAATCATTGTTTTTTATTTCAACATTCGGCGAAGTGATTTCATCAACCGGCTTCGTGAACTCAATAAATAATGATTTTAATTTTAGTATTTCGGCTTCAATAGCGAAACCCATTTCGTCTGAAATGTCCCCTTTACGAATTAGTTTCGAAAGGTTGTCATAACGTTTTGACAATTTGTCAACGTCGATGTTTCCTTTTACATCTAATATTTTTGCTTGATCGTTGGCCGCTAATGTAACGGCGCTAATTTCGTACAATTTAACCTCTGTTATTTCTCTGTAATCGCCTTTATTATTTTTTTGAATTGGCATAATACCAACCGAATTTTCGGTTATAACGCCGGACTTCATTAACTCAACAACGTCTTTTCCTAATTGTGTTTTTGCAATTTCCGCCACGAATACCAATCCTTTGTCGTCTTCATATAATTCGGTCATTTTGCCAATTGGTTGGTTCATATCGTGTTGATACAAATATTTAACGCGTTCGCCATTTTCGGCAATAGTCTTTTTATACGCGCCTTTCATAATTACGTCGTTGTCGGAATCTTTATTTCCGAAATAACTTCCGTAACCTTTTATAATTCCGGCCTTTTCGTCGGCGTCTATTAATTCGCCAACCGGCGCCGCTTTGTAAAGAATTGTATTCATATTGAAAAATTTTTGTAAATATACGAATTTTGAAATTTAGCTTTGATTTGGTTCGCCACTTTCAAAAACAATATTATTTTTTTGCCCTTGAATTGGTTCGTTGTGTGGTTCTAATGTTCCAACGCCATAAGGAATGCCATTTGGAAATGCTTTACAATTGCCTTGAAATTCATTAAAATTTTTACAATGAAAACAATTGTTTTTGTTTGATTCTTTTAATGTAGCCATTTTTAATTTTTTAAATATTCGTCTATAACTTCGCCAACTAAACGCGCATATTTTGACGGATTAGAATTTAAAGTAAATTCCGTAAATGATTCAGCAATAAACTCGTCTAATGAATGCAACGCATATCGTCCAATATAAATTTCATTATATTTTTTTATATTGTTAGCGTCCCTTAATGCTCGTATTTCTGCATAGTATTGACGTCTGATTTCTCTTATTTTATCCAATACTTCGCTTTTGCCTTTCATTGAAGTATGCAACAAAACGTGTGTCATTTCGTGAACCGGCGTTGCTAACAACATTTTATCGGCGTCAATAGCACTAAACCAACGTTTTGAAAATTTATTTTCTAATATTCGCGCACGTTCGGCCGCGTCTTCTATAAAATCGCCTAAATTTATTTTTGTTAATTTGCCACTAACTCTAAAACGTTCTATATAACCATACGTTCGTGTTCCACTTTTGAATAACATTTTGATTGCTGATTTATTTTCTATTGAACCAAAATTATATTTAAAAAATAATTTATCTAATTCGTCATAAATTAAATTATATTGTTGTATTGATAATTTACGCGACGCGGTAATTTTATTAATATCAATACCATATTTTGAAAACAATTCCTTTATACCTTGTTTAAATTCTTTTACACTCTTAAAAGCACCGGCGGTTCGTTCTGCTATATTTTGCGCACCGGAAACAATTGTTGTTCCAATAGCACTTGCGAAATTTCCTAAACCAAAACCGGTTTGTGTTCCACCACCTAAACCGAAATTAATATTTTCAATTTGTCCAACAGTTTGCGCGCCCTCAATTGGGAAATATGCAACAGAACAACGGCAATTTATAACTTCCGCAGCACCTCCGGCCGTATCGCCTGGAAACATCATTTGTTGACCGCCAACTAAAAATGTATTGTTAGCCATTACAATTTGGCCGTCCGCTTCTGAATGTGTGTCGCGCGTTCTGTCGTCAAAACTTGCAATCCATTCTTTTTGCATTTGTTCCGGCGGAAAAATTGTTTGTGCGGCTTGCGTTGTTGCAAAGTTAGCCGCCGCCGTCGCTTCAGTACGAACCAAACGTTCGGATTGATATTGTGAATATCTATTGAATTGGTTTCGTAATATTCGACCACGTTCAACCGCGCCCAATGTCATAAACTCCGGATCGCGCATCAACCTTTGTGTTATATCTATTAACGTTTTTTTAGCCGTTCCGCTTACTAATGTGACGCGTTGCGCACCAACCGCCGAACCAAAAGAACCAAAAGAATCGCGCCATATATCGTCAACCGCTGATGTGTCAACCGCTTTTGTAATAAACTTTTGAAAATTATTAACGTACCATTTCGCGAATCGCATTCCAATATCGGTGTACAAATCACGATATATTTTTAATAAATCTTTATTGTCAAATAATAATTGGAAATTGGTTTGTCCGTCTGCAATAAACGATTCAATGCCTTTATTGTATTCACGTTTATAAAAACGCTTAACAATGGCGATTTGCTTTTTTTCTGCAATGTCCAATTGGCGTTCAAAAGACGATTGCCATTTGTCGCGGTCAATTTTGTTTTGCTTATTTAAAACCTCGTTTTTTTTCGAACGTTCAAATTGTGAATAACAAAACGCAATTCGTTGTTGTGTGTCCGGAAAATCGCGAACGGCTTCCGC